ATAAACTGGGCGATGGCATTGTACGTCTCCATCTGGACGCGCGTCAGGTTAATCATATTATCCTCCATCAGTTTTGCTTCTTCCAGTGTGTACTTCCTGAAAGCTAACATCACATCTCCTTCACGGTAAGCGTCTGCTGCCGCACGACACGAGCAGGCTTCGCTGGTGTTATCTTTTCTGGCTGCGCTTTGAATACACGCTGCGGCCATGACACGCTGTACTGCACGTTCCCGACCGCGCCGTGCGCCTTCTCATGGCTACCCATGATCTCCTTGAGCGCGGCCTCCGCCTCATCTATCTGCGCCTCCGCTGCCGCCTTGGCACCCTTGGCATCGACAAGCTGACGCAAGAAAAACTCGCCTTCACTATGCACACTCAGGTCTATGTCGTGAGCGTCCTCATCAACGCGCGAATATGCGGTGTTGCCATCGGCGCTGGTCAGGATGGGGTACCAGTCGCGGTCTTCCTTGCGCCGCTCGAACTCGCGCACGGCCCCTGCAATCATGTCCTGCATCTGGGCATCGGCCTGATACACGAACACGCGCATCTCGATGCCTTGATACAGGACGCAGACCGCGCCCCATGTGTAGCCGGCACACATCATCTGCGCCTGAAGCTGCCACGGCCCGCGATAAGGGGCGGGCTGTGCCTCCGGTATCGCGCGAGTCAGCTTGCTCTCCAAGCATCCCATGCCGCTGATGTCGATGTGCGGTGCGTTCACGCAATAGATGCCATTTTCTGTGCTGGTGTCGATAGTGCCGCTGCCTTCGCCGCGACCATCAAGAGAGCAGGCAAGCGCCAGCGTGGGGTGAAAGATCGCGTGGTCCACGTCGATCTCCACGTTCACTAGCCCCAGCCGATTGACGGCTTGCGCGAGAATGACTGGCTCCAAAGTGTTGCCCCAGTGGGTAGCTTCGTTGCCTCGAAAGTCAGAAACATATGTGCCTTCCGTTGCCTCGATGCACTGCTTCAACAGATCGTTCTTCGTCTGGTAGGGGTTGAACCCCATCAGCGCCGGGATCGTTGACGCCGACACGATGTTATCAGGTGTAAGTTTACCGACCATTTTCCATCTCCATTTTGTCAATGTTACGAACTGTGCTGGCGTACCATGCGCCGCCCAAGGCAGTCTCAACGCCGATGGCGTTAAAGTTCTCTGCGATCTGGGCGTATGTACGGCCAGCGTTGCGGAGGTCACGGATCGTGCCCCCGACTTTCTGTGCCACAAGGCGGGTGCGTTCCCGCTTGTGGGCGGTGGCACGTAAACCACCAGCACGGGGATTGGGCGTACCCAATTTGAAACCCCGTGCCTTCTTCGCGGCCAAGGCTGCCTTGGTCCGCTCGGAAATCTTGCGCGCCTCCCACTCGGCGAACACAGCCGCCATCTGTAAGAAGGTGCGATCAGCCTCTGGCATATCAGCAGCGACCAGCGGGACGCCGCTTTCCAGTAGGCCGGTGATGAAGTGTACGTTGCGGGCGAGGCGGTCCAGCTTCGCAATCAGAAGCGTTGCCCCGGTGCGCTTGCATTCATCCAGCGCCTCGGCCAGCTTGGGCCGGTCGTTTCTCTTGCCGGATTCCACCTCTGTGTACGAAGCGACTATATTATACGAAGCAACAGCGGCTTGCTGCGCCTCAAGGCCGAGGCCGCTCTGCCCCTGCCGCAGCGTCGATACGCGATAGTATGCAATGTAGTTCATGTTCGTCTCCCGTCCGTTTAACGTCCTATATGTAGTCTGCCATCAAAGTGATATCAACCCGGTTGCAGCATTTTTTTACGGGGAAAGCATATGTCTGACATAAGGGCGACGACGCTAAGGCTTCGCGCCACGACCATCGAGATGCTACAGCAAGCGTTGGACCGCTCGCCGCATCGCTCAATGGCGGCGTTGGCTGACGAAATTCTGGACGAGGAGCTTCGCAAGCGCGGGCATCAGGCGGAAAGCGATCTGGACCGCATGATCGACGCGGCGCGTCGGGGATCGTGAGGCCGGGCGGCGGCAGACAGAAGGGTGCCGCGTTTGAGCGCGAGGTCACCGGAATGCTGATGGATGAACTCGGCATCCAGTTCAAGCGCGAGATCGAGCAATACAGGCAGAGCGATCTGGGTGATCTGCGTCCAGTCGATGCGGCTTTCCCCTTCGTCATTGAGTGCAAGCGATACAAGGACGGCGCGGTCCAGCAGGCTTGGTGGGATCAGGTATGCGCGGCTGCTGACGCGGCGAAGTTGCTGCCCGCGCTGGTCTATCGCTTTGACCGCAAGCCTATCGCCGTGCGGGTGCCAATCGAAGCCTTCGTGCAAATAACAAACGGCGAGCATCATTATGACTGGTCATACAACGTGGACATGACTTTCAGGACTTGGTGCATGGTCGCGCGGGAGCTACTGTCGTGAGGCCCATCTACGAGAACGAACGCACCGCAAAGAAAGAGGAGCGCATCTACGAGTGGCTGCGCCAGCGAGGATACGAGCCGCACCATATGCCGCGCGCGTATAGGCTGGACGCCGTGCTGTTCCGCGATGGCGAGTGTGTCGGGTTTGCGGAGATCAAGAGTCGGTCCTGCGACAGCACGACTTACCCGACATATATGCTCGCGCTGGGAAAGGCCGTCGAGGCGCGGAAATTGACGCTCATCACGGGGCTTCCATGCAAGCTGTTCGTGCTGTGGCGAGACAGATTAGGGGTGCTGGATTTTTCCACCCCATACGAGATCGGCATGGGCGGAAGGACTGACCGGGAAGACCCGGCAGATATAGAGCCTTGCGCCTTCTGGCCGATAGCAGCCTTCCGGCTGATGGAAGGATTGAACCGATGAAAGGATGTTAGAATGGGACTCGGATTTGAAAACGAAGGCGGCGCTGGTGGCAATCGTAACTTTACGCCCCGGCTGAAATGGGACGCGAAAGCGGGCGACATGATCCGCATCGACAGGTATGAGAACGCATCTGGTGATTGGGAGAACGACGAGACTGAGGTGGCGTTGCCGATGAAGGCCGTTATGGACCTCGGCAACATTGAGGTTGGCTGGCTGTCCTTTGCAGGGTCGGCCCCCGACTTCCAGATGGTTAAAGTGGGCGAGAAGATGCCCGCCAAGCCGACCGACGATCACAAGCAGGCGTTTCGTTTGCGCCTGTACAGCGACGATCTGGGGCTGCGCGAACTGTCCTCCACCGCCAAGACCGTGGTGAACGCGATGTCGTCTCTGCACGATAAGTACGAGGCGGAGTCGAAGGCCAACGCCGGGAAGATGGCGCTAGTTGAGATCGTCGGCACGGCCCCGATCAAGATCACAACGCCGCAGGGTGAACTGCGGTTCAAGATTCCTGATTGGAAAATCGTCGGGTGGGTTTCTCCCCCGGATGCGTTTGGTCTCGCTCCCGAACCGGGCGCAGCGGCCCAGCCGACGAGTAGCGCAACGGCAGACGACGACGATCTGTTCTAGTTGCGCGGGAGGGGGCGGCAAGCGTATCGTGCCGCCCCCTTTCTATTCGGGAGATGAGACGAGATGACGGAAAACATTGCAGCATACATGGAGCAAGTCGCCCGCCACTACTGGGGCGAGCCGACCGGCAAGCATGGCGCGGAACTGCGCTGGGGCACACACGGCAGCAGGTCGGTCGATCTGAGAAAGGGCACATGGTATGACTTCGAACTGAAGGAAGGTGGCGGTGTCATCGACCTTGTGCGCCGCGAGCATGGCGCGGGGTTCAGGTCAGTGCCGGAAATTTTGGAGCGGGAATTTGGCATCCCGCGCCAGAAACACGAAAGCCTCAAGCCGCGTGAGTGGCTGTCGAAGGTGTACGAATACTACGACGAGGACGGCGTTCTCTCGTATCAGGTGCTGCGCTACGAACCCAAGACGTTTCGCCAGCGCAGACCGGACGACAAGGGCGGCTGGATATGGAGCATCGCAGGCGTCGAGCCTGTCCCATATAACCTGCCCGCGTTGCTGAAGCGAACGGGCGAAACGATCTTTGTCTGCGAGGGCGAGAAGGATGTCGACACCCTCACGAAGGTCGGGCTGCTTGCGACGACGAACAACGGTGGCGCTGCGAACTTCAACGAGAAGCTGGCGAAGTATTTCGAGGGACGGCGCGTTGTCTTCCTGCCGCACAACGATGAGGCAGGCGAACAGCATGTGAAAGTTGCGGCCCCTGTCCTGAATACGGTTGGGGCTCAAATTCGCGTCCTTCGCCTGCCCGGACTTGCCCCGAAAGGCGACGTTTCGGATTGGTTGCCGAACCATGACCGGGGCGAATTGATCGCACTTGCCAAGGCCGCGCCGGAATGGATCGCCCCGAAAATTGCCGAGCCCTTACCACTTCCGGCGGATGACCCGGCACTGCCCGAAGACGTGTTCCCCACGCTTGGCATTGCCGCGCTGCGCGCCATGCAGCCGCCGGAATGGCTGGTGGAAGGCGTACTAGTCGAGCGCGCGTTCGCGGCGCTGTATGGCGAACCGGGCGCGGGTAAATCTTTTCTCGCGCTCGATCTAGCCCTGTCGCTGGCGCACGGGCTGGCATGGCAGGGTCGCGGCACGGCGCGCGTCCCGGCACTGTATATCGCCGGGGAAGGCGTGGGCGGACTCGGCCAGCGCATAAAAGCATGGCAGGCATGGCACGGGTTGGGCGGCACAGACGCGCCGTTTTTCGTTCTGCCACAAGCCGTTCTGCTATCGGAAGGCGGCGACGTGGAACGCCTCCTGCGAACCATAGACGCGCTAGACCAGCGATTCGGGCTGGTCGTTGTCGATACCGTCGCGCGCTCAATGAGCGGGGACGAAAACAGCGCGGAAAATATGGGCGAATTTGTGCGCGCGTGCGACGCCATAAAGGGCGCGACGGGCGGAGCCCTGCTCGCCATCCACCATGCCGGTAAAGACGCGACGCGCGGCCTGCGCGGTAGTAACGCACTACTGGGCGCACTAGACAGTAATTTTCGAGTAACGCGGGCGGGCGACGTGCTTTCGCTGAAGTGCGAGAAACAAAAGGACGCGGAGATGGGCGACGATCTCGCCTTTGATCTGGCGCACGTCGCAATTATTGGCGGCTCTTCGCTTGTGCCCGTGTTGCGGCAGGGCGGTCCCGTACCGGGCGGCGGGACGGGCGGCGGGGGTAAACTACCCGGCGCGGCGTTTGAGGCGCTAAAGGCGCTGAAAAATGTTTGCGCGGATAACGGCAAGCGAGTATCCCGTCAACTATGGCTAGACGAACATTTACGGCAATGCCCGGACGCGAGCGGGACGGTTCGCCGCAACGCCCGCGACCTTCTGCAAAGGCGCGGGATCGTCGCGACAGATACTAACGCCGGGCTAGTTTGGATTGTGGAATGGGCGGGCGACTAGCGCCCGCGCCAATCTATTATCATCGCGTTCCATTCTGGCTCAAGGGCTAGAAGGGATAGCAACGCAAACATAAACAGCGCGAAGATCACGCCTTCGAGTAGGGTTTTCATCGTTCGGTCTCCCATTGTGCGCCGGACGCAATGTGCGCCGCGACGCTTTGCCGGATGTCGCCCGGCATGAAACAAAACCATCTCGGCGCGGAACCAGCGTAATCCACGGCGTAAATCCATTCCACGCCGCCATGCGCGCCATCGCGGAAGTATCGCGTGCGCAGTCCGCGCTCCGCGCCATTGTCAGTATAGATTGTCATTGTGCGGCCCCTTCCATAAATGCGCGCTTGCGAGCGCTATACGCTTGCGGCGGATAGCCCGGCAGGGTGGCAAACCATTCCGCGCCGCGCTCTATATCGCCGCGCGGGTTTTCGACCCGCCACGCCTTGCCGTATAGTTGCCAAGCGTGCCACGCGCTGCCGAGTTTAACTTCATTTATGTTGCGTATCATTGTGTGTCCCTCTTTTCGATTGTGTAGTCGCCGGGATGCGTGCCGGTTATCACGTGGGTTGCATCCCACGACCAGATTTCTCTGGTGTCGCGGGGCTCTGGTCCGCCAAACGTAGGCAATCCCGACATTTCCCGGTCGTCGAATGCGCCGCACTGCATGGCGTCTAGAAGTTCGTGCAGGTTTTTGGCTGTAGTGCGTATCATCGTGCGGCCTCCTTAAAATTCGCCGTAATAAAAGAGGCGCGCGAAGCTCAGCAAGGCCAGCTCGTCCTGTTCGCGGGCGCGGACCCAAGGCGTGCCCCAATCTTGGCACTCAAGCGTCGCCGTTTCCGGCATGCCGAAATTGCACAGGTCGCCCGTGATTCTGACCGCCGGTCCCCCCGTACAAAGAAGGATTTCATATTCGCAGTCAATGGGCCTCTCGCCGATAACTTGCCAGCCGACGCGGGTGCGGATGGAAAGCGGCATTTCCGTTAGCCGGTCATATATGTCTCCGGCCCATGCGTCATGGCCGCTTTCATCGCAACGATGAAAGAGGCGGTAGAGGCGGTCAATTTCTGCCATGTATGACGCGGCGCATTCTTGCGCGTGATCGGGTTTTGTCATGGTGGAAGTGGTCATGTTCAGTCTCCGTGGTTGAGCCGGGGGCGGGATTGCCCCCGGCGTTGTGGTTAGCGTTCGCGGATTGTATGGAAGCAGAAGTCGCGCTTGCTCTCGGCGATCAGGCGCTTGGCAGTTGGTGTCGCGTTGAAAAGCGCGCGCCCCTCTTTGAGAGCTTCGGCTTTGTTCTCGCACCAGATCGGCTCGTCACTATCGGCGAACCCGTCGCGGGTGGCGATGACTTCCCATGTGTCGCCAGTTACGCAGATTGCGATTTCGGTAATGTCGTTCATCTCTCTCTCCATGAAAGTGCCGGGAGCCGAAGCCCCCGGCGTTGTGATTAAGGATAAACTTCGTTGATAGATTCGATGCAAAACCGGAGCATCTCGTCGGTCGGTGTTGTAACAGGGTGGGCATAAACCGACGCCACTATGTCGAACCCGTCTTTGCCGTCGAAGTACACATACCC